CTCGGCTGATGTTGCAGCCCGTGAAAAGCACGGTGTGTGCGTCGAACGAGTAAGGGCCGATCGCGAAGCCGTTACTGTTGCGCCTGTTGATGAAGCCGAGCGGCGGGGTGGGACGGCCCACGATCACGTTGCGAACGGTCACGCGGGCGACGTTGTTGAAGCTGCTGATCGGTTCGCCGCCGCTGTCCACCTTTGTGCCGCCGATGTCGGTGTCGGCCGGCGTTGACTTGTTTGCAGGAGCCGTCGCGCCAGAGCGCCAAATATCCACCGGCTCGCCCTGGACGCTGTACTCGATCGCGATGAAGGACGGCTGCCCCTCGTTGCGCGCATCGACTGGCGTGATCGCGCCAGTGCTGTCGCCCACGCTAGTGTCGAAATGCACGACCGCCTCCCAGACATAGCCGCCGTCGTCCACCTGCTTCAGGTCGAACCCGACCTGACGAAGGCGGCCGGAGTAGTACGTCCCGGACCCGTCAAGTTCTGCCAGCGCGCCACTGCTGCCGCCCATGTCAGACGGGCCAAGCTTCGCGTTCACGTTCGTGTCTTCCATGATCTGCCCGGCGTTCAGCTGAGCGCCGGCCGAGTCGGTAATCACATAGGCGCTCGACGCCTGCCACTTGCCGCGGTCGAAACTGACGCTGGTGCCGTTGGGCTTTTGGGCAATTGTGATAGCCATCAGGGTGCTCCTGCTGCGAGGGGTGCGGTGTTCTTTGCGATCTGCTGCACGGCAAGCTTGATGGCATCCTGCGTCGGCATCATGCGCTCCAGGCTGAAGGAGGACATGCCAGAGACCTTTACGCCGCCGATGGCCGTGTTCAGGCTCTCGACGTTGCTGAAGCCCATCATGCGCTGCAGGCGCTGCGTCGCGTCGGCGGTCTGCTTCTGGGCCTCCATCGCGTCGTGGAGTTCCCACGCCTTCGCTGCCTGCTCGCCCATGATGCCGAGGCTGTCGAGCTTCTTCTGAAACAGTTCTCGCTCTGAAAGAAGAGAACTGTCGTATGAGCGCTGCAAGTCTCGCATGAAGTCAGCGCGCCCGCGTTCGCGTTCGTTGATGTCTTGCTGCATCATTTCAGAAACTTCATCGAGTTCGGCCTGCTCGGCCATGATGGCGTTCACCTCGGCTTCAATCTCGGCTTGCTTTCGCTTTGCCTCATTGAGGTCCAGTTGCTTCCGCAGAGCGCCCTCCTGATTCACGAATGCAGTCAGAGCCTCGGCCTTGAGCTGCTTTCGCTGGAAATCGTAGAGGCCGTTCACGGTTTCGATGTTGGCGATGATCTTCTCGTACTCCGCGCGAAGCGCGGCCACCTTCGTCCTGAACTCGTCAGCGTCCCGGATGCTTTGCTTGTCGGAGTCGGAGGAGTTCATGAAGTCCGAGATGCTCATCGACATGAGGGCAGAATCTCCTGCGCCACTCATGTTCTTGTAGGCATCGACCGTTTTGCGAATCTCCTGCTGCAGTTCAATGTTCTTCTGCTTCCATCTCTCTGTATCCGTCACAGCAAAGTCGATCGCAGTGACAAGGCCACCGATGATTGGTATGCCTTTTGACAGGTCAAGGATGGAAGAGCCAAGCGTGCGAACTACGTCGGTTCCGTTCTTGAACCCTTCGGTCATCATCTTCTTGTTCAGGTCATCAAGCACCTGATCGACGCCCATTGCGCCAAGTAGTCCGATGGCGCCCTTGGTCAACGCCTTGCCGTAGGTTGCGGAAGCCTTGCCTAGCGTGCGGGAAATCTGTGAGCCCATGCTGTCGGTTCGACGCACCACCTTCTCGGCAGCCGCCATGTACTCGCCCGTCTCCAGCACCATGCGCGCGGTCAGAGATCCGATGACACCCATCACACACCGTCCTTCCATTTGGGCTTGACGCCGAACGCTTGGGCCAGCATTTCAGCCATCGCTTCGGGCGACTGCTTCGGGCGCTCCACGAACGGCATGAAGTCCTGCGGCTTGAATGCCGCGGCCTTGCTGGATCGGTGGCAGTTGGCGACCGTGGCCGCGACAATCCCAGAGCGCAGGTCTGCGCGCTGGTTGCCGATCGGGCCGTCGATGGCCTCGAACGCCTGCCACTCAGTCAGTTCTCTGCCGCTCAAAGTCTCCTCCAGTTCCGAGACGGTCTTCCCGAGCGCCAGCGCCAGCCGAAACAGAAACTGCCTCAGCGGGCGCTCTCGGAGTTTTTTTCGATCGTCTCCTTGTCCTGCGACCCGAGGCCACTTAGCCGAGCCGCCACGTCGTAGAGCCCGTCGATCACCTGCGCCGGCAGTTCGCCGAGCAGCTCGATGTCGCCAGAGCCGAACAGCGGCTTGCCGTCGTCGAACAGGCACAGCGCCACGAGGGAGGCCCGCACGTTGCGCACGGTCTTGCCCTTGCTCTGGTAGATCCGCTGCTCCCACTCGTCGCGCCCGGCGGCGGTGAGGCCGCGTACTTCGACCTCACCGACGCCGGGGACATTTACGACCTCGCTGGGCACCGTTGCCTTGAGCCCGAGAAACTTGGTCTTCAGGTCGCTCATGGATCAGCCCAGGGTGACGGCGCCGGTGATCTTCATGGTGAACGACGCGGTGAGCGCCGAATCCAGTCCGCCCTTAACCGAGTAGTCGGTCACAAAGCAGTTGCCGGATGCGGTGTGTGTCGTGGTAGAAGTGCCAAAGGTGAGCGTGAAAGCCTTCGTGGTAGGGGGCGTTCCTGCTGCTGCGGCAGTGTCGTCCAGCGAATCCCACAGCGCGCTGTGCGCGCTGAGGACGTTCACTTCCATCGAGATTGTGCCGCTGTCGATCAGGCCCGCAACAAACTTGCGATGGCGGTCGGCGAGCGTGGTCACGTCGATGGTGTTGAGCTTCATTCCGTCGAGGTTGACGCTGAGAACTTCGGCGATTGCTGCGCCGATCGAGACGGTGGTGCCGAATGTTGGCACCGCTGCGGTGATTCCTGCCATGGTGTGATCCTCCTAGATCAAGGAACGCCACCACCGGCTTCGGTGATGGTCGTGGGTGAAACGGAGCTGGAGCGGTACGTCGCTTCCAGCGTGACAGTCGTGACGTGGATGCCGGTCTCGGTGGCCTCGCTGCCCACGTCGTACTGGCTGGTGATCCCGGTCTCGCGGATCTCAAAGATCTGCACGCTGCGGCTGGTGCCGGCTGCGCCGTGCATCTTGAAGCGCACGGCCTCGGCGATCTGTCGAGACACCTTTAGCGTGGAGGCGATGCAGTCCACCTCGACGGTGAACTTGCGCAGGCAGTCTGTGCGGCCAAACGTGGGCGAGACGTTCGCATCCTGCCCGGTGGTGAGCACGATGGCGGGGAGCGTGGTGGTGTCGCGGAACGCGGTGAAGATGCGCGTGGACACCAGATTCGTGACGCTGGTCGATTGCGTCAGGGCATCGCGAACGGCTGCGACGATCGCCTGGCTGCTCACGACTTCACCCCCGCGCGCGCAGCAGCTTGCTGGACGGCCCGCTCGAATGCCGCTGGCATCTTCTGATTCAGCTGCGCCACGGCTCCATTCGCCCAGCGCTTCAGCATCAGCAGGCCCGCGCGCCAGCCGGTGTAGTTGCGGGAGCCCTTGTATCGGCCCTTCTCAATCAGGTGGATGCCAGGGCCGAACGCCTTGATGCGCAGGAAGAAGCCTTCCGACTTCTTCAGCTTGGCGACCTTGAAGCCGAATCCTTCCTTCGTCAGCGTGCGCACGGCCAGTGCGCGAGAGAACCCGACGGGCAGACCCTGCTGCCGGCGGCGGCTCCACCAGCGGTGCTGCATCGCGCGCTTCAGTGATTCGTTGTCGTGCTTGCCCTTCTTCGCCTGGTAGTAGTGCATCAGCCCGTTGCGGGTAGGGCGGCCGATGTCTTCCAGAACTTCAAGGATCAGCGGCGCGAGGGTCTCTTCATTCAGCGAACGGATCGCGTCCTTGAGCTCGGGCATGCCCTCGATCAGGTACTTCTGCAGGTTCGACTTGCGACCAGAGCGTGCCATCAGGTCACGATCTCCCGGCACATGAGGTCGAGGTACTGCCGGCGCTCCTGCCAGTCCACGACCGTCACGACCTCCCAAGTGCGCGAGATGGTGCCTTGCTCGTCGCTGACGGTGCGCAGTTGGCTGCGGTGGCTGACGGTGGGGTGCCAGCGCATGCGGATGCGGTGCGTCACCGTCTGATTCATCTGGCGGTGGTTCATCTTCTCGTCTGCGCTCGCGTCGTTGATCGCGGCGAAGAGCACCGTGCCGCTGCCGGCGGCGTTCACGGTGCGCACGGGCTGACCGTACTCGTCGGTGCTGGTGGACGCGCCGAGCAGCTCAAGCGGGGTGCGCATGTAGCCCGGGTTCACTGGTAGTCCCCCGAGTGGTACTGCACGATCAGGCGCTGCACCGTGAAGGGGATCTCGTTCACGATGTTGCCGATGTTCACGCTGCTGCGGTTGT